GGGGGGGGCCTGGGTGCGCCCTATCTGGGCCCTCCCCCCTCGGCCGCCCGGGTGGGGTCGCCCTCGGGGCTCAGGGTGGGGAGGTGTTACGCCGCGACGGTCACGTCGTCGATGTGGATGACGCCACCGTGGTCGAGCTTGGTCGTGGTCACCTGGCGCGTTTCGTAGTCGCGCTCGATCTTGAACGTCGGCAGGATGCCGACGCCCGAGAAGGCCGCGACGATGGAGCGGTCGACGGTCTTGGTCGCGTCGTAGTCGCGGAGGTAGCGGAGCGAGTAGCCGCCCGCGCTGACCTGGGCGCCGAACGATGCACCGGCCGGGACGGCGGGCGCGCGCGTCACGAGCGTCACGGCGTCGCGGTGGAACGCGGCGAGCTCCATGTCGTCGAGGCGGGTCGACTCGACGACGGTGAAGCCGCGAATCTTGCCGACCTGGCCCTCGCGGAGCGCCGCGGTCGAACCCGACTGGGAGACGTCGGTGAGCGCCTTGGCGTCCAGGAAGTCGGCGAAGATGCCGGTTCCGACGGTGAGTTGGATGCCGTCCTGGGGCACACCGTTGTCGCGGAGGTGCTTACGGAGCGCCGTGAGGTACTTGGTGGGGTCGGTCGGGTCGTAGACCGCGGTGAACGCCTCCGCGCGCGGGATCGAGAGCAGCATCTTGGCGAGCTTGTGCTCGATGGAGTCGGCCACGGCGCTCGTCTGCGGTGCGAGGACTTGCTTGCCGAAGTCCTCCAGGTTGAACGCGAGGTCGGCCTCGCTCAGGGGCACGGCCGAGTAGTCCATCGCCTTGTCGAGCTCGATGATCGTGCCCTCTTCCTTGAGCTCGTCGAGGACGATGGTGCTCGTCACGTCGTCGATATCGCGGGAGCGCGCGATGAGCGTGGTGGGGTGCTTGACCTTGATGGGGCGGCCCGCGGTGCCCTCGCCCATGAACTCTTGCTCGTAGTTCTTGGACACGAGGGCGGAGAGGTAGCCGTCCTCCTTGACGAGCTTGGCGGCGACGACGGCGACTTGGTCGGCGTCGTAATCGAATTGGTGTGCCATGGTGTGGCCTTTCGGTTAGAAGGGGGATGCCCGCACGGCGCGGGCGGAATGGTGTGGGAGAGGGGTTAGCCGCGGATCGAAGCGACGAGAGCGTCGGCGTCGAATACGGGCGCCTCGTCGCCTCCGTGGCCCGGGGTGAGGGCGGCGGCAGGGCGGAGGGGCGCGGGCTTGGCGGGCTCGGTCGGCTCGGTGGCGGCGGGCTTGGCGGGCTCGGCGGGCTTGATCGCGGCGGTGAGCTTGGCGACTTGCTCGGCGATGCCCTCGTCGTCCTCGGCGGTGACGAACGCGTGGAGCTCCTCGGGAAGGCCCGAGGATGCGAGCGCGGCGTCACGCTTGGCCGTCTTGACGGATGCCTCGGCGGCGTCGGCGCGCGCGATGGCGGCGTCGAGGTCGGCCTTGGGGACGAGGCTCTCGGCGGCGGTCTCCAGCGCGGCGATGCGGGCCTTGAGCTCTTGCTCGGCCGCGCGCTGGGCAGTGATGGTGTCCCATGCTCGCGCGGCGTCGAACTCGTCACCCCACGGGGGCGTCGTGCTGGCGGTGTCGGGCTTGGCGTCGGGGGTCTCGTCGGGCTTGACCTCGGGGGCGTCGGGCATGGGTGTTGCGTCTCCTTGGACGTTGGGCGCGCCGGACCTTGCCGGTGCGCGGGGTGGGGGTGGGGTCGCGTGCTTACGCGAAGATGAGCGGCGTGCCGTCGACGTCGCTCGGGGAGCTCTTGGCCTCGCGGCGTGCGCGGCGGAACTCCAGGGGGTCGCCTCCGGCCTCGTCCCAGGCGTCACGGAGCTCGCGCGCTTGCGCGGTCCATCCGCCCGTGCGGTCATCGCGGCTGATGAGTTGCACGGAGCATCCGCAGCGGTCATGCGCGGCGAAGTCGCCGTCGCCGCCGTACACGGGACCGCGGCTGACGAGCATTTCGCAGAACGAGCACGGGTCACCGTCGGAGACCCGTGACCATCCCCGGAAGTTGCGCGAGCTCGCGGTCGTGGTGACGCGAGCTCGCCCGGAGTTGAGGACGTGACGCTTGGCGGCGCCGAGGGTGTTTCCCATGGCGACGCGGAGGGCGACGTTGGGGTCGAGTCCGGCGCGTTGGAGGCCGGATGCCCGGGCGAGCGACTTGGATGCGGCGCCCGTGAGGGAGAGCTCGATGCGGTCGCTGTCCATGACGGCCGATGCGACGCCGGGGGCGCGCACGCCGGAGAGGCGGGCGACGCTCTCGATGTACTGGGCGGCGGTGCGGTCACTGATGTTTCGCCCGGCTCCGATGTAGACGAGCGCGGACTTGCGGAAGCGTATAAACGATCCGGCGACATCCCGCGGGTCGAGCGTTTGCTCCCAGAGTCGGGCGAGCGCGGCTTGGACGGTCGCGGCCTCGCGGACTTGCTGGGCCATGTGCGCTCGGGCGACCGCCTCGTAGTCGGCGGCCACCGGGCTACTCGGCCGCGGTCACCTCGGCCGCTCCGGTGCCCTCGGCGGGGGCGGGCGCGGCCGGGGTGGCGTTGGCGGCTTGGCGGTTGATTTCGGCGGTGAGCTCGGAGAGCGGGTCGGCCTTGACGGCCTCGCGCCAGCGCTGGAGCTTGGAGTCGGTCATGCCGGGCACCTCTTCCCAGAGGGCCTCTTCGGGAGCGCCGAGCATCGTGGCGAGCTTGCCGAGCGCGTCGACCTTGGCGGCCATGACCTCGCCCGACGTGTCACGCCAGCGGACCTCGGCGGCGGCGTCGGGGGCGTCGGAGCCCGCGGCAAGAGCGGCGGTACGAAATACCGATTCCCATGCCTCGCCGAACAGGAGCTTGTACTCGTCGAGTTTCCGGTTGAACCCGCTCTTGAGGGAGAGGAGGGTGTCGTTGCCGATGTTGTTGAGGTCACCCGTGAGCACGGCGGGCGCGATTTGCGCGGCGGCGGCGTAGGTGGCGACGGCAGCCTTGTACTCCTCTTGGTGCCCGTGGATGTCGGTCTGCGCGAAGTCGCCGAACCGGGCGTCGGGCGAGTCGGAGACCCAGAGGCGGTCGATGGCCGATTGGAACGGCTCGACAGGCTCGCCGGTCTCCTCGTCGATGGGGATGGACAGGCCAGTCGCCCAACGCTGGCGGAACGATGCATATTGCATCGCCATGAGGATGTTGAACACGACCTCATTGATGCGGTCTTGGTGGAGCTTGAACGGGCGGACCAGTCCGGCGCTCTCGCCGTCGAGGCGGGTGCGGAAGCGGTGGAACGGGATGTAGCCGAGGCCGGTCTCCTCGTCACGCTCGAAGCGTGCTTTGCCGCCCTCGGAGGGGCGGGAGTAGACGCGCCGGAGGTTGCCCTCGTAGACGGCGAAGAGGTTGCGGAGCTTGTCGCCCTCGCGCTTGATGCCCATGCGTTGGATCGCGAGCTCGGGGAACTCGTCGTCGTCGTCGGCATACCACGCCGCGGAGCGCAGCGGGGAGAGGGGGCGGATGAGGGGGCGAGTCTTGTCGGCGCCGGGAAGGACGAGGGTGTAGCTCGTGCCGTACTCCAGCGCGCCGCGGTGGCAAATGGTCTGCCGGGCGTCGAGGCCGTTGTCCTGCCAGTAGCGCCAGGCGTCGACGTTGTCGGATGTCTTGGGGGCGCGGAAACCGTCGAGGGCGAGGCCCTTGTTGAACTCGTCGGGGACAAGCGGCGTCCAGTTGGTGACGGCCTTTTGGGCGAGTTGCTTGAACTCGGGCTTAGCGCCGTGTGGCATGTAGGCGAGGTCATGGTCCCCGGCGAGGTAGCGCTTGGGGAGACCGAGGCGCCCGTCGCGCTTGAGGTCTGCCTCTAGCTTGTCGTCGAGCTCCTCGGCGAGCTTGGCCGTGATGGTCATACGGTCGCCTTTCGGGAGACACGGGAAAGGCCCCGGCGCCCGCGGGATCGTCGCGGGGCCAGGGCCTTTCGGGAGGGGATGTTTAGAAGCCGTAGAGGCGGCCGACTTGCTTGCGCTTGGTCTTGAGCGCGTTGGACTCCAGCACTTTCGCGCGGGCCATGCGGGCCAGCACGAGGGCGGCGAGGGCGTCGACCTTTTTGGGGGACTCGCGCGTTTCCTTGCCGAACGAGACGCCCCACCGGTTGATGCGGCGGCGGCCGTTGAGGACGTGGCGGGTGAGTACCTCGTGGGCCTCGGTGCCGACGCCGGAGCCCGCGAGGAGCTCGTGGGCGGTCCAGGGGAGCTCGCGGTCGGTGATGGCTCGGTGGAGGGCCTCGACGGCGCGGGTGGTGTCCATGAGGTGGCCGCGCATGTCCCAGCCGATGGCGTGCTTGGTGGTGGCCTTGACGAGGAGCCGCTCGGAGTAGGTGTCGCGCCAGGCGTCGACGTCGGTTTCCCAGTAGGCGACGTCGGAGTAGAACCCGACGACGTCTAGGTGGGCGAATGCGTAGTCGACGGCGCCGCGGACTTGCTCTTTCGGGACGCTCCACCCGGCGCCCGCGGGGCCCTCGGGTTTCTCCCAGATGGCGAGGAGGAACGGGGCGCCGTCGGAGACACGGACGGCGACGAGCGCTGTGGAGTCGTCGGTGAGCGACCCGTCGAACCCGAGGGTTACGGTGTCGCGCTTGGAGCGGGCGTTTGCCGGGTCGCCGAGGAGGAGCGGCTCGATGTCGGGGCGGCCACCCTCGCCCGCGCGGTTGGCGTGCCACTCGGGCGGGCTGACCCACGAGTCGGCGGCGGCGACGATTTGGTTGAGGTAGAACCGTCGCGCCTCCTCGGGGGGCGTGTCGGGGTCGTAGATTTCGGCGAGGATGCGGTCGATGTCGACCCAGGTGGCATCGCCGTAGGTCGCGACGAGGGCGGCGCGGAGCTCGATGGGGTTGCCGAGGTCGACGTCGCCGGGTGCCTCGCGGGAGTCGTAGAGGATGCCGGACTCGTCGGGGCTGAGGGCGCGGCCCTCTCGGATCGCGAGGAACGCGAGGTAGGAGCGTTCGGCGACCGACTCGGCGCCGGGGTTGTGGGCGTTGGTGGTCTCGATGACGCGGGCGGCGCCGCCTCGCGCCTTGGCGAGGTTGCGCCGGATGACGC